TTATTAGGTGTATAATCTTGTGTGTTATTGTAGTTTGGTATTTTTTTTTTCAAGCAGAAGACGGCATACGAGCTACATCGGTGACTGGAGTTCAGACGTGTGCTCTTCCGATCGTCACTTCAGAACCAACAGACAACGCACCTTGACCCGTTGTGTCAGTCTCGTCCCAATAAACGTCCACAGACCCGCTAAATGTCTTCAGAGACGCCTTGTAGGTACGAGCAGAATCGCCCATCGTGGTATCTTCCACGGTGTCCGAAGTCTCGGAAATACTGTAAGAACGAATCTCAGCAATGGCAGCAGTGCCAACGTGAACCGTTCCCTCAGAGCCTTTATGATTAGCCATTTTGAACCCCTTTCAAGGTTTTAATTTTGCCACATTATGTAGCAGTTTCAATATCATTTTCTTTGGTTGTGTAAGTTACTTGAACAGTAAACCTTCCAACCCCCACAACCTTTTCGCCTTCACCTGAAAAATCAGACTCAAACGAAACGATGTCCAATTCTTTGGCTTTGCCGCCAAGAGTCGCATTTGCATATAGAGCTTCTTCAACCTCTAGGGAGATAGCGTCTATCGTGTCATCAAATGCAGTATTCGCCATTACGTAAGCCTCAACCATAACCTCAAGAATCCTTACTTGGGTTCGCGGTTTGCCTATCGTGTTGTTTTGGATTTCCTCTGACTTTGTGTAAATCGCCAGTCCAGGCAATTTCCCACTTTCCAAAGGATAAATTCTTGACTTGTAAACCCTTGAAGCAGTCGTAGAAAGCCCAGTCAGAGCAGTGACAACCGCATCCCTGATCTGTTTTCTAACATGGCTCATTGTTTTTCTAGCACGATTTCCGTCATGCCAGTTCCATCATCCTGAACGATTCTCGACAGATAAGTCGTTCCAGAAATTACAAAAGTGTCACCCTCGGTGCAGTTAACAACGTCAGATGTGCGACAAGTCAATTTGGGCTGTTGAATTGCAAAACCAACAGTCCCGCCAGAATCTACTTCGATAAATTGATTGTCAAAAATAGCCCGAATAGTCGCAGCCTGACCACCTTGAACCGTATAAGTCACATTCTGACCAAAGTCAGCCAGAAGAATAGTGCGCTCAATATCGGTTTCGACTGCCATCATTCAGCCTTTTTTGGGCGTCCTCTACGGACAGGTTTTTCCGTTGAAGTCTCAAGTCCAATGGACCTATCCTCTACAACAGTTTGAATTTCTACAAACTCACTCGCACGATTGTTTCTTAACATCAGACGAGCTTCGTTTTCAGGTAACTCGAAAACCTGACCAGCCCGAGCATTGCCCAGACTGGTCATGGTTCCACGGAGAAACACTATTTTCATAGGAGAACCGCCTGTTACAGCGGCTCCGAATTTCTCAGTTGTCAGCATTAGGCGATGTCTGCATCACCCAAGCAGAACGACACGGCGTTGCGAACAGCAACATCGACCGACTGCATGGCAACGATACGCACAGTGCCAGTGGTGCTTGCAGTGTAGGGATCGACCACAATATCCAGACCGCCCCACATACCAATCAGCACATCCGACCAGTTACCGAAGTAAACATCACCAGCGGCTGCTTGGTTAGACACGATTGCCTTGTAGCCGTTAACCATACCGTCTTCAGCAACGAATGCGGCAGTGTTAGAGGCTTTGGCAGTGGTCTTCAGAGCGCCATACATGGCAGCGTTCATGATGTATGCCAGATTGCCGTTCAGGGCATTATCGGCAGCAACTTCGGTTTCCATACCAACCACTTCAGCAAACGTGGGATACGTTGCTGCGAAGTCTTTGGTGTTGATACCGGAGGTTGCGCGAACACCAGTCGGTTGACCAGACGAGCCGGAACCAGACAAAGCACCCAGGTCGATAGCAATAGCCAGAGATTGAGCCAAATCGTTGCGGATCAGGCTTTCAACATCAGGCGAACCTTGCATCAACAGGTTGCGAGTTGCATCGGTGTATGCACCCACAGTCTTGGGAGACAGGGTGATAGATGTGCTGGTGAACTCGCTCTCGCTGGCAGCAGAACCCTCAGTGAACCAACCACCGCTAGAGGCAGCCGATTTCTTCGGGATTTTGATGTTGCCTTGCAGACCAGTCAGCATCGTTGCACCAGCTTGCATCACGCTAGAAGCGTTACGCAGGGCATCAACGAAAGCATCAGGACGGAATTGCGTACCAACCAGACCAGAATCGTCAGAGGTGTTCAGGTCACGCTTGTTCCAGTTACGCAGAACTTCAGCGGGAACCAAGATACCCTGGGCAGATTGACCAAAGGCACGTTGAGCAGCTTCAGAACACTCAAGTTCAAAGGCTGCATCTTTTTGCAGTTGGCGGTCGGTGGGGTTAGCCAAAGCACGAATCGCGCGCATCAAAGAGAAGCGTTTGATTTCAACTTTGTTCAAGCCAACATCTTGCTGGACTGGAGCATCAAAAGCGCGGCTGTCAACAGCCACTTGTACGGAGTTTTCCATTTTGGTTTCCTTTTCGGGAGTTTCAATTAAACCTTGCGGTTCGGCTTCAGAGGTGACAGTCGCATCGCTTCGCCCAACCCCCACCGTGACATCGGCGGGAATAGAAACGATACTAGCTTCCATCGGTCGCCAACTCGTTGCGCGATACACTGCCCCATTGTTTTCTTTCACCATCTTGGCGATTGAATAACCAATAGAGACATTGCCGCGAATGTTGTCAGCGACATCACTGTAAACCTCTGAAGCCAGTGCATTCTTACTGAATCGCACCGTTGCTCGTAACTTACGAGCCGAAGCATCGAGGGATACAGATTCGATTACACCGATTTGCTTTTCTGGATCGTGGTCCAACAGCAAAGGTGCACGACCGGAGTTAATAAAACTCAGGTCAATACTTTCCGGCTTATGGTCGAGAACTTCCTCACCATAAGAACGAATAACAGGAGCTTCGCTAGAGATAGACATTGAAACGCGCCGATCATCGACACTTTCAACCCGAGCTTCCATCGCATCAGCGCGAGTTACTCGTTCTCCTGCTTTTCGGTCGCCAGTTTCGTCAAAGACGATTTCTTCAACTTCCTGACCAGTAGTAATTTCTTGATTTTCCATCGCTGGAGATTCCCAAGTTACACAGGTACGAATACTCGTACAGGTAATGTCCCATTTAGTGCAATATCCAGAAGGATCAGAAACATCAACCCATTTCGGTTCTACTGGAAGTTCACTAGCGAGAATTTTATCTCCATTTGTCAAACAATCAAGAATCTTTGGAGTGTTTTCATAATAACCACAATTTTGGCATTGACGAGTTTTAGCCTGTTCAACAGGAACAAGCCAAATTGTAGCCATATTAGTCCAGTATTCCTCTGCATTAGCAGGGTCAGCAGGACCAAGATTAGCTTGTTCAATACAGATTAAATGGTTAGCTTTGTTAACTTCACCATTCATAATTGGCAATGGACAAGCATCGCCGAATTCATTTGAAATTTCCATATCTCTCTCGCTTGCTTCTTCAAATTGGATTGGTTTGAAATCGTTAGTTTCTAGCCATTTTTTCGCTTCGGCAACAGAATATTGATTTTTGTCGAAACGAATTGCTTGAATCTCCGAAGTGCCATCTTTAATACCGTAGATGAAATCAATTCCAGGTCCTCCTGCGTCATTTTCACGCCTGAATGAGTCATATTGACTCGGGTCTTTCAAACGGGCAGCGTGTTCGTTTGGATAGGGTCGATAATCTCGGTTTTCCTTAATCCTTGACCACTCTTTTTCTGCCCACGTTTTGCCAGGATCGCCACCCCATAGCGCCCAAGCAATCCGACCGTTGGATGGATAACCATCCTCGCCAGGACGGAAACCTTCAGCCTCTTTATCAACTTCGTGTCGTGCAAAATAAGACACCATACGTCCAATCGTTTCCTCTGATAGATCGCGCCCGTTAACAATGTCTCGCGCCCGAGCGATTCCAACCTCAGTACCGCCTCGACCGAATTCAGAGCGCCAATCTAAGCCCCGTTGGGCTTCTTCCTTCATGGCTTCATTGGGCGTTGGCATTGGTAACCTCTGCTTCGGTTGGGAGTTTGTCTCCAAACGGCTCAAACGCCATTTTTAGACCATAACTCTCTGCCAATGCTTTCTCGGCTTGAATCTGGTCGAATGTTTCCTCAACATCCCGACCATACTGATTAGCAACGTCTTGCATTGAGAGAATGCCGTTTTTGAGTCCAACGACCGCAGCGTTCATTTCCTTCAGAGGGTCAACCCAAGAGAATCCACGCGCCCTAAACACAGTGGCATCAGCGAACTTATCAAATTTACTCGCAGGCAGGTTAATAACTCCATCTTCCATGACAGACATTAACCAAGCCCGATAAACTGGTTCGACAAAATGCTGAACAAGATAATCTTGAACAACCTTCCACTGATCACGAGAT